AAAATTTTGCTGACGATTCCTGATGCCATCACAAAGTTAAAAAACTTTCTAGTAAGACAACTAGATAAATACTACGCAATCATTGAGCATTGGTCATCGAAACTTAATTCCTGGTCTTGGAGAAAACGTTGGAGAAATAGAAAAGACGGAACCGGTTATCGTTAATATTTTTTAAATATGATTCGCCATATCCAAGATCGTGTAATACTTACACCTGTAAATATCAATGCAATACCAATGCTATCTAAAATGCTTGGATACAAACCAAACAGAGGAAATATATAAAGCTGTATTAGAATAGCTAAAATAAATCCTGAACCTACATCGATTATACTTTCGACTAGACTCCGCACATACCCTCACACTCTTGGTTAAAGAGATCTATTTGGTCTTCACCTTTAAACTTCACTTGATCTAAGGGCACACAAGATCTATGCACAAAATTCTTTACCTTTGGATTATGTGCTCTCATCTCTTTATCAAAGTCGACAGCGTTTTGAAACTCACTTGGTCTATTAGCTTTCATATCTATCCAAAATCTATCATCATGAAATGGACAACCTATACAAGCAGACTTTACTGGTTTCTTGTAACCTTTACCCTCATACCAGTCTAAGCAATCTTGCCTTGATATTCTTTTCTCAATTAGCGGAAATCTATTTTTTTGCCACCAAAATCTAGATGGCTTCATACGCATTATTTCATCAGTAGAAATACCTACCCACACCTCTATGTGTTCTGTTTTTGGAAACTTTTGTCTTGGTTTCAAACCACAAAGCTCTCGTATTTTTTTTGCTATTGGAGTAATTTTATATTCTCTAGTGCATTGTCTACGGCCCATACCTTTTTTACCTTGTTCATTTAATGTGTAGAAAGGTGCAGATGCAAATTGATTCCCGCCTGGTGCTAAAGCTGCAAGTATATCTGATCGTATGTTACTCTTTTGAACAATATGTACAGGATAACTTAGAATCGTTCTAAGGTATTCAAGATGTTTGATTACTGGTTCAGGCTCCCAACCCGTGTCTGCAAATATGGCTGCATCAGGTTTTACACCAAAGTCACCTTTGTCTGCCATCAAAGCCATTGTAGAGCTTTGCACCCCTGCGCCTAATGAAAGTATACGTAGTTTAGGTTCCACACTAAATTAAACCTTGTTGTCTTAATTCTTCCGGTGGCCGTTGTGGACTGCACATTGGGCAATCAACTCGAATCATGTTGCCTTCAGACGTGTCCTTATAAACCCAAATCTCTCTCTGATCTTTACATCTCATGCATGATGTTTTCTTCTCGTCATGCGGTACGTATCTATTAGTCATGTGTCTCTCCCCAGTTTAATCCTAATTCAATATCTACTTTAAACGGTACACGTAAATTTTCAATAGCATTTTCCATACAATCTTTAATATTTTTCATATCTTTTTCATCGTATACACTAAAGCATAGCTCATCGTGTATCTGTAATAAAGGTGTATACCCCATCTTGAAACACTCAATCATTGCTTGTTTAGCTTGGTCAGCAGCAGATCCTTGTATTAATCTATTCAAAGCTTTGTAAGTAAAAGCTCGTCTTATGTTATTACCATAATTAGCTTTGGCCTCATTGTAATTCATTGCCTGGTTCATACCAAACGTTGCAGGTTCCCATTTATCAAATCTACACTTTCTACCTTTTATAGTTCTTATAAAACCAAACTTACTTGCTGATTGTGTTACAGCTTCTGCTAATTTTTTTACAAAGGGCACTCTTGAGTTATATTTATTTAATAATATTTCTGCTTTATCTTTAGATATTCCTAATTCTTTAGATAATTTATTTTTACCCATACCATAAAATAATCCTAGATTTATTGTTTTTGCTTGTGTACGTGAGATCTCTGCCATATCAGCTACAATCTGATGAAAGTCTGCAGACTCATCCTGGTATGCTTTTATGAACTCTTCTGAACCATCTAAATTTTGTCCGATGGCCGATGAATAATGTGCTACTAATCTTGGTTCTTGTTGTGAATAATCAAATGAACCCCATTGCTTTCCCTCTTCAGGCAAGAACAACGATCTAATTTTATTTCCAAATTCTTTGTTACGTGCAGGAATCTGTTGTAGGTTTGGATTAGCATAAGACAATCTTCCCGACACTGTACCACCTTGATCAGATCTTAGTTGGTTAATCTCAGCATGTATCCTACCTTTATGTACAAATCTTTGTATCGAATCAATAAATGTAGAATGAAATTTATTTACTTCTCTAGCCTCACGAATTAATTGTGCTATAGGATGCTCACAGTTCGCCAACCAGTTAGCTGTGAATGATGGCTCTCCTGACTTTTGTGTAAGCGGATAATCTATACCTACCCTGTCAAATACTTGTGCCACGCTTCTCGCAGCCCAAATATCTACACCGAGTGTAGTTTCATCTTTAATTTTTTTAAGAAGTTTGTTTTCTTTTTGTATAAATTCTTTTTTTAATAGTTGTGCTTTCTCTTCATTGACACGTATACCTTTTGATCTCATCTCAATAAGTATTGGTAGTAGAGCCATCTCCATTTCCCAAACATCATTAAGTGATTGTTGTTGTATTTCAGCTTTAAATCTTTGCCATAACCTCAATGTAAGACCTGCATCTTGTTCAGCATAAAAACCAACATAACCTGCAGGCATTCTCCATAAGTCTTGTTTTGGATCTATACCCCATTCTTTTGCTTTTTCATTCAAAAATGTTTCGTTTTTAATCTCACCAAGATAATCTTTTGCACAGGCATTCAGAGAGAAGCTCCACCTATTCTCATCAATAAGAGCTGCAGCTATCATAGTATCTACAATCTTACCATTGATTACAAAGTTGTTTGCTTTCAACCAACCCAAATCATATGCAGCGTTATGAAAAATTTTAGTAGCTGGGCTTTTTAATAAGTCCTCCATCCACGCTACGGTAATAGATAGATCCATGTTGCCCCCTGCGTCGTGTGCTATTGGGAAATAGTATTGTTTACCTAACGCAGCTACAGCAAAACCAACAATGTGGCCTTTACCATATGCCCAACCTGCGCCATATTTTTTTAGTTCAGGGTCCTTAGTTTCTAAGTCTATTGCTATCTCATCCGCTGCACGTAGATCAGGATACTCTGAGGGACAAACCCAGTCAGAATCAGAGTAAATAAAATTAAGTTGATGACTCATAATCTCTTTCAATAATCATATCAATACAATGTTTAGCCTTTAATAAATCTTTTTTACCACCCTTAAGTTTGTGGCGTGTAATATATTTTATAGCCTCCCCTTCGGGCCAAGGCAGATCATTTTTAATTGAGTATTGTGCTGGCTGAATCTTAAACTTTTGATAATGTGAGCCGCCTTCTTGTTTTTTAAATACTGACATAATTACTTTTATACAATTTATAATATTTACTCAATGGAAAGTTATACTTATGAAACGTTCCTAATAGGTGTAGTGTGTTAATGGTTCTTGTTACTCCTGTATACCAAACACGAAGTTCTTGTATCTTATCTATTAATGACTTTCTATCAAAATGTGAAGGGAAATTACATTTAGACGATAGCACTACATTATCTGCTTCACCACCTTTGACCTGGTGTATTGTATCAATAAGTATAGGTGCTCGGTCATCTAAGTTTGCTCCCGAATCAATAAGTTTAACAAAGTATTTTTTATCACCATCTTTAAATTTTCTTTTGAAAGCTGTTTGCCAATCTGTTTTATCTTCCACCATTCCACCCTGTAAATGTAATTGATCAAAATCAAATACTTGGTTTGGGTGAGCGAAGCTCCACTTCTTGCTGTCCGCTGACCGGTAGCCGTGATCTATATTAAGAAGATAGTTGTACATATTACAAGCGTCCTCTCTTGTAATCGCACCACCATCACAAATTTTACCCCAATCTTGTATGGCCTTCCATTGATTCATATCAAAAGATTTGTTGCCTTTCATATCTTGGAAATACAAACCCATATTTTTAGCTTCACCTTGCAATTCTTTTTTTACATCATTGATTCTTGCAAGCACCATCCAATTGCCTGTCATATCAAAAGGGACTTTACGCAAAGAACTCCAACGAAAGATCTCACCCTCTTTATCATTAGATTCAAAATTTTTTATCACTCTATGTCCCTCCATACCATTCAATAAACACTTTGCTAAAAAATG